CTAAATAGATGAGCATCTGGAAATTTCCATGCTGGTGTAGAAACACCATGAGTATGTGGGAACTCTACATGTACAAAGTAATGAACATGACTTCTAACTATTACATCTGCTTTATGTAATTTACCTGCTTCAAAATGCATACCTGCTAACTCTCTTGCTATAGCAGTTGTTCTATATGCTGCCCATTTATTAAAGCCTACATGATGAGTAAAGTTAAACATTTTTTTATTTATATCTACAAATGCATAATAATCTGTAAGTCCACTACCACCATATGCTTTGTAACCTGTAGCACCCATTCTATTTGCTAATACTTCTTCATAATTAGTAGCACCTACTTGAACGTGATAACCTGAACCTCTTACGAACATTAAATTATCATATGGTATTAACTTTATTAGTTTAGCAGAGTCTTCCATCTGATCATTGATATCTGTTGTCCATGATTGCTGTCCTAACTGTCTAGGATTAGCACCATCCATAGGTTCACCATTAATAACTAACAACTTAGGTTTTTGAGATAAAGAATCTATACTATCAACCCAAGCATTGTATAATATTTTTTGTAGTTTATTTGGTTTATATGAACCACCACTCTCACCTATTGTAGGCTCTGGTGAACAAACAGACGTAAAAGATCCATCATGTATATCTGAATAAACAACAATAGATTTAGATGAACCCTGTCTACCTAGCTTTGTAACTTTATTCTTTTTTAGGTAGGCTTCAACCCAATCCTTTTGTTCTTTTGTTAATCTCATGGCTATCGTTTCTTATCCTCACTTATAATTGTTTGTGTTGTATTTTCTGCATGATCTTCGACTGTTAATTTTTTCTTTATCATTCTCCAGTGCTCTTGTTTTCTTTTTGTAGAGCTATAATCATCAGGTAAATGATGTATACATGGCTCTGCTAAATTATACCATCCACAAACATCACAAGTCCTTTCTATCTTTCTCATTTTTGCTCTTGCTCTTTTTCTATATTCAGGATCGTTCCAAGCATAGCCATCTTTTGATTTTGACTTACCTTTTATTTTCCATTTACCATTAGGCTGTTTTTCCCAATCAATCAATTCTTATTTCATTTCTCCCATTAGTTATATCTGTTATATCTACACCTGTAAATTTTGTTTTTCTTCTAAACCTAGAGGGTAACGTAAACTGTTTTACCCTTCCCTCTGCAACTCTATCATGTACTTCAGATGAAAAGAATTTTCTTTGATCACCTGCTTTACCATAGAAGTCATCATACTTTTGTGTAGTTAGTTTGTCTGGATAGTATACCATAAGTACCATATGTGCTAACTCATGGCATATTACAGACATGTTTTGTAGATAAATTAATGGGTTATTACTATCAGTTATGTAACATACAACAGTACCTTGACCTGTAACACCGTGAGGTATATCATAATCTAATTGATCGTTTGGTACAGGTGTGTAAAAAGACCTATCAAATTCCTTCGTAGATGCGATTGTAATCTTCCACTTATCTTGTTGCACATACCTAGCATAATCTTTATGGTTATAGTGTTCATATATGTAATGTAATATTGATCTCTCATAGAGTCTCTCATCTATATTATTTGTTTGGAAATCTATTATCATTTTAATCTACTCTAATATGAATAGCCTTCATATTTAAGTTCTTCTTCTTACTTTTATACCTAGTATGAGTAGAAAGTTTTCTTTTACAACAAGGACACGTTAAGTAATCAGTTTTTATTGATATAGCACAAGTTCTACATTTCTTCCACCCACTCCCTAATAATACAAAGCCAGTGGTTATTGGTTTAATTTCTAATCTCTCACATATATTCTTACATACATTCATTACCAGACACTTCCTTTATCTGAACAATCCATATGAGCACCACAATTTTCACATATTAAATGGCACTCTGTCATCTTTCTCATACTTTTAAATTCACACTTAGGACAATCTTGTTTTTCTTCACTCATATTAAATAAAAAAGGAAGTGAGATATAAACGTTACTCTGGTTTAGTTTTTGGAGGGAACATTGATAGAGCTAACATGGTACGGTTAGTACCTTCTGCAATTCTCTCAACAACCCAACAGTCTAATCCATCAGCAGCATCTTTATCAACACATTTTTCTACAGTGTCTGTCCAATATTCGCTTTTGGCTTGACCAATAATAGTCTTACCAAAAGAGTGACGTAAACCATCGGTAGTTTTTATCTCTGCGACATCACTATCAACACCATCTACGTGCTTTACATTGAAACCCTGTATAACAATCTTATCACCAACTTCAAGTTTTTGAGAGCCAGTAAAAGATCCTTCTATGTCTAGGACTTCTGAAACATTCATTGATAGTAATATATCAAACAGTAATATAAACCTATTCTTTTTGAAGTCTTGTTATGTAACATAACTGATCTAAAATTCTTGATCTAATTTGACCAAAAACATGTGTGTTTACATCTTGTTCAGGATACATTGCTTTTGTTAAATGGTGTGCTGTTACAAAGAACTGCATCCAATCATCAGCAACTGCTTTTACACTATCACTAACCGTAACTTCAGGAATCTTCGTAATAATAATATCTTTATTATTATTTTGGAATGATGATTGCTGATAGGTACTTACTGTACCACCCTGTTCAGTAAAACATTCCTTATTAGAACAGATAGCCTTTGGGGCTTCTCTTTGATAGTATAAATCTTCACCTACATTCCATGTGGAACCACAGATCTTACAATCTCCTCTAAACTTGGCTTTAATCATTGAACCCATAAAAACTTATAAAGGGAATGACCAATATAAACTTATGGATTTACCAGAAAAGGTAGTATGGATAGTATGCATAGTATCCATAGTATGCTTTTTTGGCATAGTGTCAGCCTTTGGAGCATATGCGTGGGCACAATACCCAGACGAAGGTGATGATAGATATGAATTTCTAGGTATAAGACATGATGTTAGACCACAGGTTTGTTTATTTGAACCTAACCCTACACATATTGATTGGGAGTATTGGAAGGATGTAGAATTTGAATCATGGCGAGCAGTATTAGATTGGCAATTAGAGATGACAGAGTTTTTACCTGAAGGTGATTGGAGTATGTTTATACATTCAACAGTTCCTTATCATGAACATTGGAATAAAACACCTGATGATTATAGACACTGTAATATCTTCTTAACATATGAGGCTTGGAATGAGAACCCAGATAATAAAGCATTAGGATTAACAGGTATAGATTTTTCTAAGAGTTCTCATAAATTTGCATACATAGTTGTGTACTTACACGCTGTAAAAAACACTAGTATAGTTTTAAACTTTGATGATGCAGAGAAAGATCCTGAGACAGGTTTAACTAAGTTTAAAATAAATCTAGCTAGAGAACAACTACCATTGCAAACTGTATATAATATAGTGTTACATGAACTTGGGCATGGTCTAGGTCTTGGGCATTATGAAAGCCAATCCCCAAATGGTCACTACCGTTCTACAATGACACCTAGTTTAAAACCATTTAGTAATGAAGTATTTGAAATCAAAGTCACAGATAAGTTTATGTTAGGTTATTTATATGGTGTAGATGGTTATAAAAAACCACAACCACATTGGATAGATGACTATTGTTTATTTGATCATGGTATAAAAGTAACAGGATGCTATTAGGATAAACATTTATATATTCAAAACGGTTTACTAATTCATGGCACGTAAGAAAAAAGACAATAAAAACACCACCATTTCTATATCTTGGGAAGACAAAGAAGAGTTTAGAAGATATGCTAAGCTAATAAAACAGACTAAAACTGGAGATAGATATGAGAGTGATGCTGATTTATTCAAAAGAGTTCTAGCTTATTGGGCACTTAATCATATTGATGATTGTCATTCAGAGCCTAAGTCAACCTACCCTTCTCTAGATAAATCCCAGCCAAGTTCCGATTCCTCCTAACCCAAGTTATTTTTGTTAACTTATTCATTTTTTTAACAGCCTTCTCATATAGAGGTATCAAATGCTCTGTAGTTACTCTCCATTTACCATTGATTTGATTGACTACAAGCATGGAGTCACTATGAATAAGCACAGGTTTATCACTATAATTATTATTAACATATTCTAAAGCATATATTAACGCTAAATATTCTAATTCATTATTTGTTAAAACACCATCTCTTTTCTTTACAATTACCTTGTCACTTTTGTTCCTATCTACGAGGCAAATTTCACACCTCTTTGTACCACCATCTATGTATAATAATATCATTTCTTTTCTGTTTTTAATCGCCTAGTATAATTCTTTCTACAAAGATCATTGCAATAAATCCTTTGTCTTCCCTTATACCTGTATGGTAAGTCTGTGCCACACTCAATACATTTATATGGTTCGTCACGTTTCAATAATTTAGATTTATATATATAGTATAAAAAGGTTACTGTTTTTGTTTCTTACTTCTACCTGTGAATTCTTGACCACACATGTTACATCTACCTGTGTCATCATCTACATCTAAAAATTCTGCATCTCCTGATGGTGTATGGTTATCACTTGCTCTTCCATCTCTTGGTTCTTTATGCCATCTTTTATGTTCTCTTACTTGATCTTCATAAGTTACTAGTTTTTTTTTGAGTCTTCTTCTTTTACTATAACTTGTTTCATTCCCCATGTACTAGCTTGTGTTTCTGGTACTCCTTTTGTTCTATACTTTGTTGATTCTGTATAAACAAACTCTCCTCTCATTCTTGGTTCTTCACCTTTTGTTTTAGTACCATCTGTATCTGCATCCATTTCTGGTTTCTTTTTCTCATGTTGGAACTCTACATTGTTCTGTTCTGTTCTATCATCTGATTGACCTTCATAATCTTTTGGTGCTTCTACAGGTGTGCCTGTTGCTATTGGAGCATATGGGTTTCCTGCTACTGTACCATATCCACCTGCTTCTACATCTGATTTTGTACTGAATTGTTTACCTTTTGCTGCTTTTTGAATAGCATCTCTTAATTCTGATGGTAATTCTAACCATGATTTTATCAAATATCTTGGACTTGGAGCATGTATTTTTTGTAATATTTCTACTCTCTCTGGAGGAGTCATATCATCCCAAGTCTTATTTAATAATATATCTTTAACATAAAATGTATCATTTATATGGACATCATAGAACTGACCATCACTTTTAAATATGGTTATATATGAGTTGTTCATTTTAGCAACTACGCCAGTACCTTCAACTCCATTAGAGATATATCTAATCTCATCACCTATTTTAGTGGAGGTTATTTTATTCATATCTGTCTTAGATTTAGTTTCTTTTCCTATATAAGTTTCATGTTCATCTATAGGTTTATCTGTAGGTGATCCTACGTAAGTTTCATCATCACTCACAGTTGAATTATCCATCACATGGTGCTGAGAATCCAAGTCTCCATAACCATATCCGTCTTTTTTAATCATGTTCTTATCCTCTGTCTCTTCTTATACATAGTTGGGTCATCATCAGATCCTGATTGTTGTTTAAATTGGGCTATAGCCTGATCTACTTGTTGTTGCCTCTTTGCTTGACTAGCAACAGCTTGATTTTGAGGTGGTTCTTTATCATGAGTTAATTTCTTAGCAGTGATATCTTTAGGTGCTTTCTTTGTTGGTGGTGTGTTTGCTGCCCTACCTTTCTTTGGTTTTGATTGTTCGTACGGAGGCTTTGATTCTATTTCTCTTTTTCTATTGGATACTCTATCTCTTAATCCACCTACAGCAGATCTTAATTTACCAAATTTTGATTCCTTCTTTTCACTTTCTCCACCTTGCATGGTTAGTGGTTGTTTTACTTCTCTTCCAGATCTAGATCTTCTAAGTCCTCTTGCTTTTTCAGGAGTACGCTCTGATCTTTCACCTGATGATATAGGTGCACCACCACCTTTACTTCCATGTTTTCCATATGGGTCTGGTTTTGGTTTAGTTTCCTTTCCTGTCTCTGGATCTTTTGATTCTATACCACCAGTAGCATACTGTCTTCTCCAAGCTGGCATTTCTCTTTTTCTTTCTCTTACTCTAACAGATCTACCTGTATGTTGTACTTTCTCAGGATCTGCTGATGCTATTTTGGTTAATTCTTTTACTGCTTTAATTGCTAGATTTAAATTGTCTAATTCTTGTTGTAGTTTTTTTCTTTTACCACCTGTTGGTTTTCTTTTTCTTTCTGCTCTTCTCTTTTCTTGTGCTACTTCTAATGTATCTCCTTCTTCATTAACTGATCCAACTTCAACACTACGTCCTCCACTATCAATTGTTTTCTTGTCAGTTAATGTGTTATCTCTTTTACCTTTTATTGCCTCTGCTTCCTCTATTAATAAATCTGATTCTCTAACTTCTCTCTTACCACGATTAAGATTTTGTGGTTTGTAGTCACCACGTATAACAGCCTCACTTTCATCATCTATCCAATTACCTTTTTTTTCTTCATCAACTATACCCTTTGTCCATCCTAAACCTACATTATCTCTTATTGCTTTATCCCATACTTCTTTCTTTTTCTTTTTTGCTGCCTCATGTTTCTGTTCTCTTATCTCTTCTTCTGTAGGAAATGTTTCTTGTGTTGGTTCCTTCTCAACTTCTGTAAGTTCTCCATCTGTTAATTCTTCTAATGGTTCTTCCTCACTCATTGCTGTTTCTACTTCTTTACCTGTACCATCTACGAATCCAGTTTGATCTCGTTCTTTTGTTTCTGTCTTCACATGTTTTTCAGGATCATGATCTTTTTCATATGAACCAAATCCCTCTTTTAATAATTCAACTTGTTTTTTTAGTGCTTTCCATTTTCTTGCATTACGCTGAGATATTGTGAACATCTGACCTGCTGCTTTAGCATCTTCAACATTTTCTGCTGTAGCAAGACTAGTTTCACCACCAGTAATCTCATGTACTATTACATCTGCTTCATCCTGTCCTCTATGTGATGTATTTCCACCGTGTTTTTTCCCAGTTCCTTCTACAATAGGTGTTGGAATACGTTTTTCATCAAGTTTTCTATTGGCTAATACCTCGTCTTCTCTGCTTCTACCTTCTGTTGGATACTCATGGTGTACAAATTTCTTACTTTTAGCCATTACTATCCTCTTCTTTATATAATATATAAAGTTGACTAGAATCCAAGTGCTTCTTTAAGACCCTTACCTACAGGTAATAAGTGCCACCCTTCACCAGATGATACTGCTCTACACGCTAAAACCAAACTATCTGGATAGTCATCATGTTCATCTGATTTAATCTTCATGATTCCAGTTTCAGTGTATTCCCTTCGTAAATAGGAGAGTTGATAGACCATTTTATTCACCTGTTTAAGTATAATTTTATGATTTTCAAACAACAGTCTTAGGTTTTTATACATTTCAGCCTTCTCTTGAAGTGTAAACATGATACCTCTACATGGTAATCCACGTTCTCTTGCTAAGTCTATAAGTCCACCACCAAGTCCTGTTTCATCTACATATA